ACTTTTGTATCTACCCAGGTACTACCATTATACTTTAATACACCCGCTTCTATAAGTATTCCACGTATAGCGGAAGGGCTTTCTAACCAAGCTTGAAAGTTTAGCATTAATATTCTCCGATTTTTAAATTATTACTATTATACCCCTAAAGGTACCCTAGGTCAAGTAAAATTTTAGTGAGCATAAAACCCCCTCTTTAGTAGGGAGTTTTATGCTTATGCCACCTTAACTGCTGATCTTTTTTCCCATAAGGTTTTATTACTAGCCTCTTCAGTGACCGTAACTATTCTATTTGCTGCTTTACTATTTGCATCGTAATTAGTAGCTATTAAATGACCTGTTTGCTCATTTTGCTCTTTTCTTAGTTGTGATACTTCATTTCGTAAAGCTTTAATTTCAGCAACTAACTCTTTAGTATTAAGTAAATCATTACTTGCTATATTAGAATAAACTCTACCAGGATTACTAAAGTTTACAACTTCAGGACCTCTTTCACCTACTAGTACAGTACCTTGTGCTATACCTCCAGATGCAAAAGCTGGAATAGATATAGTAGCTGCAGCACTACTACCTCCTTCTACCGCAGCTAGTCTAGCCGTTTCAGTAGCAGACATTAGAGGTAAATATTGGGCTAATAGTTGTGATACCGTTTCAGTGGTATTAGATATAGTATTTAGGAAAGCAACACTCTCGTCTAGAGCCTCAAGCTGTAGTTCTGCATCAGTCTTTTGTGATAGAAGAGAGCTTCCTACTGTATCTAGTAATCCTAGTATAGAGTTAAAATCTTGAGTATATTGTTCTGAACTAGCATATAGTGTCTTAGATGCAGTTAAAAAGTCACCAGTAACTGTAGGTAGTTTACTAATTGCGTCATTCTTTGCCTGTATTTCTGAATCAGTTACTGCTATGCTAGTAGCTATACCCGATAAATAGTTAACTTGAGATTTTAATTCTTGGTATTGTGCTGCAGGTATTAAGGTGCTTTTATCGTTGGTTAGTAATGAGGTCCTGTACCCTGTTAATGTTTTAATTGCGGTACCTAAAGTATTAATAGTAGCTTTAAAGGCAGAATTTTCCTTATTGTATGCAGTAACTATTTTTGCTTTTAAAGCCGCTTCGTCTTCTAGAGCATACAGGTATTCTTGACCTGGTTTTAATAAGTCTTCCATATTACGAAGCTCTTCTGATCTTTTAGCATTTAATGCTTCTGTAGATCTATTTTGTGCAACTAATATGTTAGTCTCTTGACTACGTACTTTTGCTAAATCTTGCTCTAAGTATATTTGTTGCTGTATCAATTTATCAGTACCACTTAGCGTAGCTAACTCATCCGCTCTAGTCATATTTAGAGCTTCAGTCATTTTACCTTGTAGCCTTATTAGATCAATCGTAATATTACGAGTCTCTTTAGCTTTACTTTCAGCTTCAGCTACATCGGCATCTACTTTACTTTTCACCTCTTCCGCTAGACTTTTCATTTCTTCAAAGCCAGGAGCTAAGTCCATAATACTTTGATAAAATTCCCGGGTAGTTGGATTTGTAAGGTCTAATCCTATAACAACAGCAGCTAACTGTTCTTTAGTAGTATCTGCACTTAATCCTAATCGGGTAAGCTCTTTCTCTGTAGCGGCCTGTACACCTACAAGTTTTTGTTCTGCAGTTAAGAAATTATCTCTAAAGAACTGAGCTTGTGTCATAAAGTTTTCTAAACCACCCGCTAATTTAATTAGAGCTTCTGAAATATCAAACTTAGATATAGTATTAAAAGCTTTCTGTACTATACCTATTAGACCAAAAAAGGCCGTACTATACACTTTAGTTGAGTCTATAATCTTATCTGTAGTAACATCATAAGTACTAGCCATAGCTCTAAGAGCTTGGTCAACCTTATCGTTACCATCAACTACTCTAATAGTTGTTGTTAAATAGTCTTCTCCAAATTTTTTATACTTATCAAATTGACTAAATATAGACTTAGTACCTTGTGATAGGGCATTACCTACTACTGAATTTAGCTCATCTTCTAATGCTTTACCTGTTAAACCTCTAGTAGAAGTTTCTAGGTCGATGGGTAGATGAGCTAATGTATTAATAATAGTATCTTTAGCTATACCAGCAGATTTACCAATTTCAATAAACATATCTGTAGCATTAGCAAAAATGTCAGCAATTGCTTGCGCTTGTTCTTCCTCTAAATTCTTAATATTTGTAGAAGTAGAACTTGAAGAGCTCTTTCTAAGACCAAAGAAGCTAGAACTATTTTTTGTAGTTATAACAGTTTCATAAATCTTTGCTGCTTTGCTTGTAGCATCTGTTAATTGGGCGAAACTACCTTGTAGTTTAATACCAGAATCTGCAATACTTGTAGACCTTGTGGTGCCCCAGCCAAAGGTAGTTCCGCCAGATGTTCCCTCCTGTGTGCCGAAAGCTGAACCTATACGTAATCCGGGAATTTGATATATTGATGTAGCCGCGTCACTTACTGCTGCAGCTACTTTCTCCATAGCCCTTAATAGTTTATTATCATACTTAAGACCGGTAATAGAATTATTCTTTAGAATCTCTAAAGAGTCTACTATTGCGGTTGACTTAGCTTCTGTATCTCCAAATACTCCGCCGCCGTTCTCGACCTTCTGCCCATTAACCCAGGATATTCCAGTACCTTGAGTTTCTTGTTTATCTGCGGAAGTTAGCCCCGAAAGGTTAACTGATGAGCTACCGCCACCTGCAAAAGAACCTATAAATGCGGCTATAGCAAGTGCTGCGGCTGGGGGTCCAAAGGGCCCAAGCATAGCCATAAAACTAGCATAAGTACCTGCAATTTTTGCTGGCATAGTAGCAGCTTGACCTGCTAGTTCTATACCCGTTTTAGCTGCAGTAGCTCCAGCAACTATAGGTACTTCAGCCTGAACGAAGAATATTTTCTTTAAGAAGGCTGCAGAATCCATAGCCATATCTTTAATCTGTAGTGCTAGTTTAAATGCATAACTAGCCTTCTCTACTGCATTAATTACCTTATACGCAGTAGTTTTTTCTGCAAACATCTTCTTACTTGCACCCGCAAGCGTACCAATATTAGAAAGCTGATCTTTTAATGCCTTTTTATCTAAGTTCTTTATTTCGTTATACTTTTCTGTATATTTATCATCATCAGATATAGACTCTAGTTCTTTTTCTAGTTTCGCTTTATTTTTTAAATAATTAGTATCATCGTGGGCCATTTTTAGCAAAGCCTCACCAGTTTTACCTATATTAGTACCTAGATCCCCAAATACTGCGGATAAACTTTCAGTAATAGAAACCATATATTTCATAGTATCATTATTACTTGCCAAGACTACTTTAAGTTCTTGAGCTTTAGCAGTTTGTGCGGCTAAACCTTCGGCTCCTGATAAAATTAAAGCATTTTGTAACTGGTATAAAGCATTGAGTTCTAGTATTTTTGCTACTGCTGCGGCCTTATCCTCCTCGGTACTTCCTTCAGTTGTTAATACTGAAGTAGGTTGTGCAATATCTGACTCATACTTAGAAACTAAAGATGATTGACTATTTTTAAGTGCCTGTTTCTGTCTCTCTACTTCTAGTAAATACTCAGCATTTACAATCTCTTGACCAGTCATATAGCCTAACTCTTTTGCATAGTTTAGTTCGGCTATTTGAGTATCTAATTTTTGCTGAGTGTACCCATTATCTATTGCTAGTAGGTCTGCTTGATTTTTTAGTATAACGTTTCTATCTGCAGTAGCCTTATTAATTAAATCTGTACCAAATTTAATTTCAGATAGAGTATCTAACTCTATTTTAGTAAGTCCCAAAACTTGTAACTTACTAATATAAACTGCCTTAGCAGCCTCTATAGCTTGTTTACCCTCAGCTCCTTTATTAGTCTTATTCTGTAAAACCTTTTCTAGAGCAAGTTTAGCGTCGCCCATTTCCTTATCTAAAGTAAACTGTGCTTGCTTATCTCTATATACCTTCTCATTAGCTAAGGCTTCAGCTGACACTATACCATTAATAGCTTTTAATCTAGCTTGAAGCGCTGAATCCTTTTTTTCTTCTGTAGCAAGCTGCTTCATCTTAATAGTAATTAAATCTATGTCATCCTGAAGTGCTTTAAACTGGCGTTTTGACTCGTCGCTATATGGTTTTATTGCTTTTGGTGCTTTTACATCATTCATAGAAAAGGCTAAATCTAATAAACCCTTCTTAGCATCTTGAAACGCAGATTCCATACGTCTAGCAAACTCTTCTGGGGATATTCTACCCTCTAGTAAGAACATAGATGCTATAGCCTGTGTTTCTGCTAAGGCTTTGTACATCCCTGTAGCTATTGCAGCAGTTTTTCCACCAGCAGCAATACCTTTAGCTAGCAGCCTTTGTACACCCTCATATTTAATAGTAGCTCCCATACTTGAATCAAGTACTGTAGCTAATCCTTCATAAGTATTTTTTGCTTTTTCTGTATTTAGACCTAAACTAGGGTCACCGAGTTTAGTGTTTGCTTTAAATTGTTCTTCAAAAGCTTTAGTAACCAACTCAATAGAAGACTGAAATTTACCATTTTGTGCACTATTTTGTTCAGCATTTTTATAAATATCTTTAGTATGTAAAGAGGTAATAGCTAATACGTTATTAAGGTTTGTTTGTGCAACAACCCTTCCTGGCCCGTATGCCATAGATAAAGCATTTTCAGCCTTCTGTACAGCATCCGCTAGCTCTAAAGTCCTTATCTTCTGTTTTTCAGTTAATCTTTCAGATTCTGCCATTTGTTTTAGATGAAAGACCTCTTCTGAGAATACTGCTCCAGGCTTACTATCCTTTTTAAGACTGTCTAAGGTTTCTTTTTCTCTTGCTACCTTTTTCTCTTCAACTAATTTTTCGTAAGCCTCTACATGCCCTTTGAAAGCATTAAGTTCTACAGTATCATAGTGTATTTTTTCTTCAATACTACCTATACCTGTCAATCTAGCTTCATTAACTTGTTTTAAAGATAGAGCTGCAAGCCCTACAGTTTCTGCATATTCTTTTTGCTTAGCTGTAGATTCTTCTAAGCGTTTTTCGGCTTCTGTATCAATACCTATCCATTTTTTAATGGTATCCCCGAACATTTCCCAGCCTGTCCATACTAGCATAAGTGGCATTAATGCGGCACTTGCTACAGCTATAATTCCTTTTAGAGATAGTGATACAGTTTTTAAAGCTAGTCCTAGCATTTCTGCAGCTCCTGCTGCAAAACCTACTCCACCTCCAAAAGCTACTGAGGTAGTAGCTGCCATAGCTAGCTCTGCCCCAATAATTTTCAACTTACCGCTTAAATTAATACTATTTGCAGTAAGTAACCCTTCAAAAGTTGATGATGTAGCTAAACCTTTATTATATGCCTGTCGCATTGTTAAGTTAGTAGCAAGAGCTTTAGTACTTGTACTAGTAGCTAACGTACTCTTCTCAGAACTAATAGTACTAGAGTTACTAGCTAAAACCATTGCCTCTGTTTGTACTGCGTTTTTAGCCTTAGCCTGACTATTTGTGGTAACTGCGTCAGTATTTGCAATTATAGGGCTACTAGTTATTACTGTAGATGTAGCTGATGCTAATCCTTCCTTAGCCACTCCTTTAGGCAGTGTAGCCATAGCTTTTTTAGCTGCGAGTTGTGTACTAGCAGCTACAGCTGTTTGCTCATCTATAGCTAGGCCTTTTGCACTAGCAGCATTTATCTCATTAATAGTACCAAATAACGCCTGAGATATTCTTAACCCTTCTTTATTAAGTGTAACTTCAGCTAAAGTGCTATTTTCTGCAATAATCTTTTTATCAATTAAACTTTGTAATAGTCTATCTTGAACCTTACTATCTTTCAATTGATTAAGAAGGCTTTCTTCAATCTTTTTATTTACTAGTTCAATACTAGTATAGGTACTTAGATTATTTAAAGGATCTTTTTCTGTCCCTATAAATGCTTGTGACAGTTTGGTAAGACTAATACCACTATTTTTAGTACTTTTATACGCAGAATTACCTACAATTTCTTTAAAAGAACCGGCTTCTAATGTAGGTATACTTAGTGCTTCACGGGCTTTCTTTAATGCGGTTAACTTAGCTGTTGCATCTACATATGCATTTATAATTTGTTGCTGTGCCTCTGCAGCCTCTTTAGCTATTCTAGCTTTATCAAAAGTAAATAGGTTATTAAGTATACCTCCAATTTCAGGTAGCGCACGTTTAGCTAGCCCACTCGAAATTAGTACGATTAATGCTTTAATAGCCCCTTCAGACTGACTTAGAAAATTTAGTAAAGGTGTAAAGACATTATTAATGCCTACAAGTAGATCATTAAGAGCATTTTTTCCAGTAGCGGTAAACTTACTAAATGGATCGGGGATTTCTGCGAATTCGGTCCATTTTTGGCCGAGACGCTCCACCTCATTAGCGTATGCCTGAGTTCTTTGAGCGCCTGTCATATCTGCTACTTTGATATTCATCTCAGCAGCGAACTTGGAGTACGCCTGTGATGCTTTAATAAAAATACCTAGTTCATCTAAAATTTCTTGTTCTTGCTTTGCAGTACCTTGAATAATACGGCGTACAGAGTCTCCCACATCACGACCAAGTGCATTAGCTGCACCTTTAGCAATTTTAGTTAACCCTTCAATTTGTTTTGCAGCTAATCCTGCAGAAGTACCAATATTGGTAAACTGCATTGCTTCAGCAAAGCTAAGGGCGTATCCTGATGCTTCTACTAAGTTTTTAGAGATAGCGCCCAGGTTATTACCTGTGCTAATACTCATTACCTCTACTGCTTTAGTTAGTCTCTCTACCTGGGCGGCTTTATTCAGAGCCTGAAACGCAGCACCGACCGCAAAGATATTAGCAGCAAAAGTAGCATAAAGACCAACTAAGCCACCAAGACCTTGGGCTTGTTTAGAAAAGTCTCTACCAGCAGCTCCTGTACCTACCGCAGCTCTAGTAACACCGTAACCTTTATCAGTAACAGTATTAGCTGTCTCTGGTATACTCTTTTGGTATGCTGGAGTAGCATAGGAAGAGTTAATAGCAGCACCCCCTGGCTTAATACTATTGGCTGCTTTAGTAGCACGTGTGTAGTTATTAGCAGTGTTTAACGACTGCTTTTCCAGAGCGGCAGACCCGTCTGCTTTTATCAATACTTTTACTCTTGCTATATTATCGCCCATAGTATCTCCTAATTAGCTGTAAAAATATAGTACAGCTATTAATTTTATCAACCTTATTATAGCACTATACCGTATAAAAGTCAAGTAGTAAATTTGACCACCCATAAAAAACCCGCATATATTTCTATATGCGGGTTTTTTATTTTGTATCTTTCGGTCGTCTGTCTGCAATTGACTGGGAGCGCTGTCCGTCAATCATATCTAGCAATTCTAACATTGTTTTATGATCTTCAACCGGTACATCTAGTATGTAAAATAAATCCCTGATGCCTTCAAAGTGTTTGCCCAAATAATGGCCATTCATTCCGTCCCAATTATCTTTAAGTTTTCCATATACTGAAAAAGCTTGTTGAACTTCCGTAGGGAAGTCTTCAAAATCTACAGGTATTTCTTCTTCAATAGGCTCATTACCTAGTACCTCACACATTTCAAAATAAGCGTCTTTAGTCATACTAACGGCGCTATTTTGAAAATAAGATACTAGAAGTCTATTTACTTCGGTGTACTGGTCTTCGTGAAATTTGATAGCTCAGTTACTGTTTCACTAATAAAGGCATCAAAATTAGCAGAATTCTGCATAAGGAATAGAGCGTTATCTTGAGAGTAGGTAAGCTCAGCTTCGGGGTCTTGACCAGTTAGGTCAACAGGAGCTAGCTGCTCTAGGTAACTTAGCTTAAGGCCTTTCCATCCCTTAATGCACGCATTAACGTACAGAGATAGGAATAGCTTGTCGTCTAATTCCTCTACAGGCTGTCTATTCTTATAAGCGATTTTAGTCGCTTTTTTTCTAATACTAACTAGGGTATCTCTAGCTAGAAATACTACATCTAGTGTGAACCCTGTCAAGCCGGGGTATTCAACTTCTACAGCTTTACTAGCTACTAGAAGAGATTTAAGACTTGCTACTTGGTTTGTTGATTCTGCCATTTGTGTTCCTTTAATTGTTATAACACTGTTAAAAAGAGCCGCCAGGGATCAAACTGGCGACAGGAAAGTTAATTAAACTGAGTAATAGCGGATAGCAATATCATTAGTCTTATCTAATGAGAATGTATTAGCGTTAGCTGTGCTACTTGGGGTGCTGCCTGCAGCTGTGAAGTTAATAGCTGTAGAAACAACTGCTTGAACATCGACACTTGGTACAGTAATAGTAACTGAAGGCATATCTAGCACAACCTTAGTTGCACCGGCTCCACCAACAGTAATTACTAGAGCAGCCATGGGTTCAATAGCGTTGCTATTACCACTTGTAATAGCTGCTAATGTATCTGCTAGTAAGTTACCGGTTTCATTACTTGTACCAGTTTTTAGGTAAGCATTTAGTGTACCACTTATAGCACGAGTACCTGTAAAATACGTGATAGGCATATTAATAGTACCTAAATTAGCAGGTGTTACATATGTAATATTGTTATTAATAGTAACATTACCACCGGTTAGCGCGATATTGTACATGGTACCCGCAGCTGTTGCGCCCAGAGCATTAACCAGAGTCATTGTAACAGTACTTAACTTGTTAGTAATGAACGCCGCTACTGTATTCTTAACGGTAGCGGCTGCTAATGCTGCAGCACCTGCTGTTGCATTAGTATTAAGTGAGGTAGCTTGACCGGTCCATGCGATTGTAGCAATAGCATCTAGCCCGAAATCAATAGATGCTTGATTCATTGCGCAGTTATCAATAACGTAGTAAACTGTATCTACTAAGAAAATAAGACCGAATTTTTGCAGTTGGTTATAGTTAGAACCACCAGTACTCACGTATGAGTGAGTAGTTGTAACTGGAGCCCAGGCTGATTTGTACAACTTAACCGTACCAGCAGTAGCCATAGTAATGGCAGCAATAGTGGCACCTGATGCTTTAGGATTAGCTAGAGCAATAACAATACTAGTAGCGGTAGGCGTACCAACAATTGAACCAGCAGCATTAATAATAGCTGTATCAGTTGCGTGAACTAGACCACCAACAACAACTTGAGTACCTGTAGATAGACCTGCAATAGGCATAGCAGAACCAGCTAGAGTAAGAGTAGCAACACCGGTACCCGCATTAAATGCATAAGTTACTGTGGTTACTCCAGTAGTTGTTAGTACGTTAGATGCTTTAATATCTTCTACACCTAGTAGCGCATTCCATAGTACGGACTCTTCAGCACTAATGCTTGTAGTTGCGTTATATGGGCGAACATATGTAGAGAATGAGAAGTCAACGGGCGCTAAGCTAGAGTTGAATGAACGCTGTCCACGAACAGGTGCAGTACCTGCTTCAGAGATAGTAACCGTATCAGCGTTAGCATTTTGAGAGAACGAGAAACCATCTAAAACTTGGAATTCCTGAGTATTTGCAGCAGTGAATCCTGTATTCTGAACTACACCATAGGTGTTAACGTTAGTAGTAAAGAATACTCTACTATTACGTGATAAATTTAAAGCCATAATTTTTCCTTAATTTGTGTATCTAAACGCTTAGACTAGATATTTATCTGTGGTTAGCGTAGCAATACTGGTTAAACTTACATGAGTTGATATCTCACCTGCAAGTTGATTTCACCTACAGCATATGGGGCTAGAAGCCCTTCATCAGTAGTGATTGAGACAACTAGAATCTCTGTTGTCTCATAGTTATTTACAATATCATAGACTAGTACTCTATTAGCGTCTATTACAGATTCTACATCTTCTAGAAGTTGTTCTAGTTGTTCAGTTGAATCTTCTCCCTTACAGTATAACTTAAGACTAATGCCTAAGTATCCCCATGTAAAGTCTCCTGGTAGGTACTCCCGTTGCTCTGAACCGGGAGACATATAAACTGCAGGCATATTAGAAATTTCATCCCAAAATTTCAGCTTAGCAAAAGCTTGAGAATAGATATTTGAAGGATACTGTGAACCATCTAAACATTCGTTTAGTTTAGCTGCTATAGCCTTTAGAATACTTGTTCTTTTGCTCATGCTAGTTTCCAGCCTTTATGGGACTTCCTATGTTTGTTTAATACTTCTTGAAAATGATTAGGAGCTAAATTATGCTCTTTAGCAAATTTATACGCATTATCAATAGTGTATACTTCTCCTGATGGAGACCTTATATTAGGATAAACTATCCCTCTATTCTTTGCCGATAGTTTATCTGAAACTACCTTACTGCCGTCTCTAGGTATACTATTTAAAGATATCATATTTGTATATTCTTTATAGTACTCTTCTTTTAACCAATAGTGAGATTTTCCTAGGTTTATATTACATATAGTTTGGGGGGATACATTAGTAATTTTACTTATAGTAGTATATGCCATAGTAGAGGTACATAATAGTGTAAATACTTCTATTATACTCTCTTTAGAATACTTACTATTACCATACCCATATCCGGTATACGAAGGTACTTGATTTGCTGTACTATAGATATTATAGCCATTATTTACTGAATTATAAATATCGATACACTCGTCTTCTTGTGTATCGAGCTCTAGTATACTACATTCAGATAATATTTCTAAAATAGGCCTACCAAATTCTATATATGCATTTTGTAGCTTAATATTACTGCTACCGTTAATTAGGTTTTGACAGTGTTCTCTATATCTTTTTTCTATATTTACTGATTGCCCTATATATACTTTATCAGTACCATTAAACTTTAGTTTATAAATCCCACAGGTCATAATTTTCTCCAAGATGACCTATTATACACTATTTCATACCAAAAATCAAGATCAAATTAATACAGCCCTTAGTCTATTACCTACTTTAGAAGCAGCTATTTCTCTAATAGATTGCGATATTAGCAGCTTAGGGTCTCTGCTTGTTGGAGATCCTTGTCTAAATCCAGGTTCAAATGTTTGATAAGGATTTTTCATATAACTATAGAAGGCGGTAATCATACCCTGCCTTGACTTTGATAAGCGTTCAACTTTAACTGATTCTGCAAATCTACCTGTACGGTAGTTAAGAATTTTATGCTCTGAGCCATTGCCCATATTAGCGGCTATAACATGCTGCAGCTGAGCGTCTAAAAGACCTTGAAGAGCTGCTAGGCTGTAGAACTGACCGTTAGTTGTGCGGATAGGTAAAAGTCTGGTACTATTAGAGGTTTTTGTTGTACCTGTTTTTGAAGATACTTTACTATATTTAATCTTTGTAGCTTGTAGTATCTCAGTATTACTTGTATACGTACTATAAGGCTTACCTACTGTTAGGTTATTTACAATACTAGCAGTCAAGTATTGTAACATACTCTTAGAAGTTTCAAGATTAGGTAGTATTGATAGGTCTTTACGAATTGTATTTGTAAATCCGGCCCCTATACTAAACGCTTTTTCTAACCTAGCTTTGTATAGGTTGTCCTTTTGACTCTCTGGTATCCCTACAGATAGCCCATGCTCTACTAATAGTTCAAAAACTAACTTTGAACCTGTAAATTTTTTTCTAATTTTCAGCCTAGTAGCTGCTTGTCCTGTTTCTTTTGAAAACTTTAGTTGCAGTTTTTCAAAGCTTTTAAGGTCGTTTGGCAGCGTCATTAGTGCCTGTAGAAACCGCGGACTATTTTGTGCTCTTTTTACTGTTTTATCTACTTCTGATACTACATCTACTTCAATGTGGCCTACATTTTGTAAGGCCCCAAAGTTAGCAGATATAAAGTCTTCCATTCTTGACTTTTCAGATTCAGCTACTGTTTTTGCACCTAGCGTACTTCCCCATCCTGATACTACTACTGGAGCTGCCGAACTAAGCTTTTTAGTTTTCTTTAGTAGCTTACTTAGTTCTTCTTTAAATACTGTACCAAATTTTAGAGTAGTGAACTTAGGGAGAATAACCATTACAGATTTATTCTTTTTAGTAACGTTAGTTACTACCTTTGTTCTTTTAAATTTAGATAAAATGGTATTTCTAATGTTACCTACTGTAGCATTACTTAATGCACTTAGTAGAGTATCTAGCTGACTGCTATCTATTTTTTCATATGCAGGATTTTCAGCATATTTATTAATAGTTGCAACATATGCATCATCTAATAATTCTTTTATTATGCTAGAAACATCCCTATCTGGTGATACTACTGAAGCTAATTCAGATATAAATGCATCTGATTTATTTAAAATTCTTTCCCTTATTAGCCCTATATCCAACCATAGTACGAATGGAGTATTACTATCTATGTAACTACGAAAATCGTTATCAGAATTAGTAATATGTTTTTGTACATTTATATGGTCTTCTTTTAACAATCCTCTAGTCCATGTGGGTGTATAGAAAGACATAATTAACTATAGTTAGAGGTATATAAATCAAACACACGTTTGATATGAGCAGGTAGATTAGTTGTAGTAACATACTCAATCTGTACTGTATTAGTTCCTGGCGCTTTGTTGCTGTGAATAGCACTATCGTTCTTTAGATAGTATGTGATTAGATCAAAGATAGCTAGCTTTAAGTCCTCAGGTAAGGTTTCATATCCAGCAGTGTAAGTAACTTTGTATCCATTAATTTTAAATGGGAAACCTGCTGAAGTTAAAGCGCTAATATTACCAGAAGCTTTTGATACTGCATAATCTGAGCCTGCGGCTAACGGAGTATACGTGGTGCCATAATCAGCAGAATACTCTACAGAGGTCACGCCAATAAGGGGATATTCTTCTAATGGAATAGTGTAGTACCCGCCGTCTGAATATTCGACCTTGACATCGTCTACATAGTCTATAAATGTTCTACGGCATACTGACTTAGCTAGATCACTAACCTTAGGGATTAGTGCATTAATTCTAGCGTCTTCATTTGGGCTTACTAGTCCAGCATACGCCTTATATTCTGTTTTTGTAACTAGAGGATATCCCATGTTTATTCCTTATTGTACTAGGCTAATTTCCAGCCTTTATGTGTTTTTCTTTGCCCACAAAGTACTTTGTGAAAAGATGCTGGGTCTAGTAAATTATTTGTAGCAAATAATTTAGCATTTGTTACTTTATAAGTAACACCGGTAGGGCTAAGTATATCTGGATAATTAATGCCGCGCTGTTCTGCAGAATGAGAATTACTACGTCTAGATCCTTTTAGGCTTATTAAAACATTATACTCTTCTGGATACTTATCTTGTAACCATTTATGGTTTAATCCCCTAGAAATGCTTCTAATAACTAACACACTAACATTAGTTAGCTCTGATACGTTAACTAAGCTTATATTTGGTTGTTGTACGAGTATTAAAAATACTTCCTCTATTTTACCATTACTATACTTGGAGTTACTATTTTTATCTCCTGGAGCAGTATTATATACCTGCTCTGCTGTATATAGCGTATTAAACCCATTATTTACCGCGTCCCATATTTCAATAGTTTCATTTTCAAAATCATTTAACTCATTTGCGGCACACTCACATAGTACTTCCAAAGTGGGCTCACCAAACTCTAAGTACGCTAGGTTCATTTTCTTTGAATGTGAGTTATTTCGCATCTTTTTAATATGCTTACCTAATCTAGTCTCCAATGATAAACTCTGCCCGATATAAACTTTATCTGTACCTTTAAAGTTTAATTTGTAAATTCCTACTGTCATGTTAACCTCTTGTAGTGAAAGAAAAGGCTAGGTAGTATCACTACTACTACCAGGGCCGCTAAACCCGTTCGCCTATATTTGATTATCTTTAACAAAAACTCATTAAGCTCTTGTTAAAGATAGGGCTGTTTAAAGCCCTATCATACTAGTTAATTAGTTTAGCTAATTATACGAGCCACCTAAACGCGGATATCCCTTGACCTTGGTTAGTAGTAAGTTGTGTCATACCTGTACGTAATGAAGCAACTAGAACCTTACGTTGAGTTTCCACTAGGTCTTGAGTATCAAAACGAATACCACGTTGATTACCAACGATGAAGTTGTTAGATACTAGAGCAATAGCTCCAACATTAGCAACATTACCACCAGTGTTAACACCAGCACCCTTAGCAGGTAATTCTGCGGATACTAGAACAGGGCTTCCACCAACCATACCGATTTGACCATTAAGGATAGTTGCGTGTGTGCCTACTTTATCCATAGTTTGGAACGCAGTATCTTCCATTAGGTCATAGTAGAATTCAGTGTTAACGATAAAGGTAACATCAGCGGGATCAAGACCCCAAGCACCTAGGTCTTTACGTAGGTTACGTAGAATAGCAATGGTACCAGGATTCGCAACTTGAGCAGTTACAGCAGAGATATCATCATATTTAACAAGTCCTTTAACTGGATCAGCACCTACACCGGTACCTAGTAAGTATGCTTTATCAACAGACTTAGCAACACGACGAACCATAGCGTCACGAATAATTGGAAGAAGGGCAATCAGAGAATCTTCCTCTTCTTCATACATTAGATACTCGTTAGTAGCTAGTTTGTATGCGTTTAAGGTGATTTCAGATAGACGGTGAGTTTGGCTTGCACCTGCAGAAGCAGAAGTACCAAACTGAGCGTTAGTAATCCAAGTACCATATCCTGCTTCTGGGTTTAGAGGCATGGTCATAACGTTGGTCTGCATAGTGATGTTGCGCATTAAAGGAGCAATAACTAGCTTACGACGAACTTCAGATTCCATGTTTAGAGAAACTTCAAGTTCCCAAGTAGTAGATGCTTGGTGAGAAGGATCTTTTCCGCCAACAGCAGCTTTAGTAGCTAGCTCTTTACCGAACTTAGTACTTTCGATTGACTTACCAGTCATCTTAGATAATAGAACAGCAGTTTCTTTATCAGCATAGCTGACGTCGCCAACCTTAGCGTCGCCGAAAGTCATTTTGGACTTTTGCATAGCTAGGATTTCGGCTGATTTTTCAGCTAGAGTAGCTTGTAGGCCTTCTAGTGCTGATTTAGATGCAGACTCGCTATCAGCTAGACGCTTTTCAACGGTAGCCATTAGTGCTTCAACACCGGTTGTGGTTGGAGTTGCTAGAGCAACTGCAGCCTTGATTTTTGCTTCCATTTCAGCAGCAGCTTTTGCTTCTGCTTCTGCGGCTGCTTTTTCTGCTGCTTGAGCAGTTAATAGTGCCTTAGTGGCTTGTTCGGCTGCAGTTTTAGCAGCATTATCAAGCATAAGTTGTAGTTCTTTTGGATCCATATTCCATTCCTTTTTGAGTGTGCTCGTTTTATCTGCAAGAGATTCTAGCCCTTTAGCTGATTCGCCTTTGGGTATAAATTGAGCTTTGAAACTATTATATTCTTCAGCACTATCAAATGCCTTAGAGAGGTTAAATAAAGTATTCTGATTCATTGGAACTGATACTACGGAAATTTCCACTAGTTCCAGGTCTGTAATTAGAAATACTTCTGCGGCTGCATTATATTCTGCATCTAGGATTCTAAACCCGATACTGAATGCTGTAAGGACTTCGTCCTTAATTAAACTAAAAACTTCAGCAGCCGCTGAAATTCTTGCTTTTACCCAGAGTCCCTTTTCATCTACTCTATGCTCAATCATGCGACCGATAGGGTCATCATGCTTATGCTGTGCTAGAATAATAGGATTTTTTAGGTAGTTTTCAATACCCTTTTTCCATACGCTAGCAGGTACTACATCTCCACCCCTATCAATGTCTACGGTACTAGCATAGCCCTCAATATAGATAGATTCAATATCATCAGATGTCTTAGGGAGTTCTTTGGTAAAAGCACTATTAATGTATAGTACTTTATTTTTATCTACCATATTACTCCTTTGATGGTTTCGGTGCTATAGGCTTCTTAGGAGCACCACCTTCACTAGGGTTTGATGCAGAACCCGCTATATTAGCTGGGATCCTTATTTCATCAGCACCATCTAGTTTCTCATAACGCAGTTCAATTCTAGCCTCGTTAGGGGTTAGAATACCCGCATTTACTAATGTCGAATGATACGCAGCTACGTCTTTAAGTTCTGGCTGCAATGCAGATACAGAGGATGTAATTGCCCCAATGTCATATCCGAAAAAGCGTTCCATGGCAGATACATACTTAGTAACAATAGGCATTACTGTTTCTAGGTAAAATAATCTTAGGTTGGGGGATATATTAGCATTGTTTCCTCCGTCTAAAAGAAGGGGCGGGATTCCGAGTGCTTTTAATATCTTAATATCATGTGTTTTAATGCTGGTATCAAAGTCCATTTCTTGGAACGTTGCGCTAGAGATGGGACTTGGTTTTAGCCCACTATCTAGAATCATTGGGCGTCTAGCCCCGTTTTTAGGGCTATACTTTTGAGACCATGAGTTGATTGTTTTTTCTTTTGCAATTTGACTAAGAGTATTTTCTGTAGTTAATACGATACCTGCAACTGCTCCATTATCAAAAAATTGATCTTGGAATGTCTGCATCTTGTATAGAGTATTAATACTTCTAGTTGCTGCTGCGAGTCTACTAGATCCTCTGTATATAGTATTTGAACTAATATCCTTAATATGGATAACTTCGTCGGGCTTCATATCTGTTATACCATTGTAGATGTATTTAGCTACTAAAGTCTTAGCATCAGTAACGATATCGACGCTAGATGCTGGTAGATGGTATAAGAATGCTCCATCATAGTAGATGAAAATATTACCTTCTAGAATGAAATCTGTAAAAATATTAGTTCTGAAGTCTTGTACTGATTGAAATGGGTTTGGTCGGTAGTTGAGTAGATTATTAAGTCCTTTGATTCTCATACCTGCAACAATGCCATCAACTACTTTATCTCTAATATCATAGTCTAGACTTGAAATTGCATTTACTAGTAAATTAACACCACGGTTAACTGACTCTAATTGAGTGAAAGCTAGCCCATATCCAGTACGCGTATCCGTATAGATATCAGTGCCTTCCTCATTTCTAATTTGTTCTTGTGCGGGATTAGCCTTGCTAAACCACGTTGCTGGGTT